GCTGTTGGGTGTGCCGGAAAATATGATCGGCGGTAATGTCGCGCGGCTGGAACCAAGCGATAAAATGCTGGAGTCAGGTCATACGACGTTTGACGCGGGGCAAGGGGGTGAATACGTCGGCACCCTGCCTTTTGCGCAACGCCACTACGCGCTGCCAGTTTCGTCCAATCACTTCTTACGGACGCCGTCAGCGGGCAAAGGCGTGTACGTCGATCCCTACTCTTTGAATGACAAGGCGCGTGAGGGCTACCGCACGCTGTACGAGCGCAACTATGTGCCAGAACCTGTGTCGCAACGGATGGTCGAAGGAGCCGAAGAAGGCATCGCGAAGATGCCTCTGTACGGCTTCAAGAAATCCGGCGGCCGCGCCGGCTACACACCCGGCGGCATCGCCCAGCTCCAGCAGAAGCTGGGCGGGGCCTTCAGCGACCTCAACCGGCAGGTTGCTGCCGCGCCGCAGCAGCAGGCGCCCGCAGGCGGCGACTATCAGGCCATGCTGGAGCGGGCCACGCAGCCCAGCCTGAGCCCTGACTATCAGGCTATGGTGAACAAGGCGTTGGCACCAAGTGGCAAGACCTACGAAGAGATGTTTCCGGCAAACGCGAAGCCCTACGCGCCTGCCGCCGCCGCCACACCGGCAGCCGCCGCCGCTGATGCACTGCCGTACTACCAGACGAACTACGGATACTCACCGACCGAGATACTGGGCGGCGACGGCAGCAGCAGCGGCGCCGCAGACGGCGGCGGCGGCACCGGCGGGGCTGGTGCTGCGGGGGCCGACGGCTCTGGCGGCGACGGCGGTGCCAGCAGTTCCGGAGGTGGCAGCGCGTATAGATACGGCGGGCAAACGATTTTCCGGCGCAACGGCGTGAAGAAGTCCAACATCGTCGAGCGTGCGCTCGCGGTAACACGGAGAAAATAAATGAGTGAGATGTCAAAGGCCGCACGCGCGGCCATGAAGGCCAAAGCCAACCGCATGGGCGGCAAGGGCGATCCGAAGACCAAGGTCGACGCGTCGAGCTGGTCGCCGCCCGAGATGATGAACACCGACGTCAAGACGGGCATGCGCCCCCTGACGCGCCGCGCCTACAGGAAGGGCGGCAAGGTCATCGAAGGCGGCCCCGCCGCCATGCGCGCCGACCGCAAGCAGCGCAAGGCCGGCGGCCGCTCGCTGGTGACCGACCTGATCAATCGCAACGAGAAGAAGGCGAACAAGGCTCGCGAGGGCGGCAACGCCCACATCGGCGGCTATGCCAAGGGCGGCGACGTCAAGCAGGACAAGAAGATGATCAGGAAGGCGCTGCGCCAGCACGCCGAGAACCTGCACCACGGCGCGAAGGAAGACATCAAGCTGAAGAAGGGCGGCCGCGCCCACAAGGAAGGCGGCGGCCTGCTGGAGGCGCTCTCCCCCGTGATGCTCGCCAAGAAGCTCATCGAGGGCAAGAAGAGCGGCGGCCGCACCAAGAAGGCCGACGGCGGCAAGATGGACCCCAACGCCAAGTTGACGCCGTACCAGATAGCCAATCTCGATAAAATGGTTGCGGAGGCTGAAAAACAGCCGATGCCGCGTGACGTGTCCAACACGCCGCTGCCGCCGACGGGTCGCCGCATCGCGGGGCGTTACAAAAAGGGCGGACCGGCCAAGAAGCAGGCTGGCGGCTCAGCTAAAAAGCCTATTCCGGGTGACGCCCCGACGCGCGGCCCTGATGGCGGATCGCAGGCAACTGGCGAACCGTACCAGAATATCGACGAGCTGATGAAGGCCAAGGGTATTGGCAAGAAGCGCGGCGGCGGAACCTACTACGGCGGCAGCCGCCCCACCGGCGGCCGCATGCCGAAGGCCGGCGGCGGCGATGTATTGGCAGACGCGGTCAACCGCGTTGACGACAGACAGGGCATGTACCCGCGCCGCGTTGGGGGGTCAGAAGTAGCCCGTATGGGCAAACTTGATTACGCTCAGCGGAAGGCAGAAGCCAAGAATTTTCCGCGAATGGAACGCGCAGATGCAGCCGCTTTGGCCGCGGATAGGGAAGATTCTGAAGCTAATATGGTCGCGCGCTACGGGCGCAAAAAAGGCGGCCGCGCCGAGCGCAAGCGCGGTGGCCGCGCCAAGGGCAAGACCAACATCGTCATTTCGATCAACGCCGGGAAGCCCGACGACCAGCAGGCGATGATGCCGAAGGCGCCGACGCTGCCGCCGATGCCGCCTCCGCCCATCGTGCCCCCGGGCATGGGCGCTGGCCCGCCCCCGCCGATGCCGATGCCTCCTCCCGGCCCGCCGCCGGGTCTGGGCGGCCCGCCGGGCATGCCGCCGATGCCGCGCAAGCGCGGCGGCCGCGCCGCCTACAAGTCCTTCAAGGACATGGACGCAGGTGCCCTGAGCGGCATGGGCAGGCTGGAGAAGACCGAGATCGAACACGGCAAGCGTGTGGGGCGCCTCTCGGGCGGCCGCGCGCGCTCCTACAAGGACATGGACGCGGGCGCTCTGGGCGGCATGGGCCGCATCGAGAAGATCGCGATCCAGAAGCACAAGAGGTAATCGCTGGCCGGCGACCGGGACGCTGCGACGGCTCCTCACGGCGCAGCGTCCCACCTTCGGCCACTGGGAGGAGCCAGTGAAATTCGACACGAGACTGGGCCGCAAGTTCAACGAGCTTGCCGCCGAACGCATGACCGTCATCACGCACAACGTGATGAACGGCACGATGACCGAGCGTGAGTACGCACGGGAAACCGGGCGCTTCCAAGGCCTCCGCGAGGCGCTCGACATCTACGAGGAAGCGGAGGCGATCACCAAAGGCGCAGAGAGGAGCTGACATGCCGCAGATGGCTATGAAACACGAGGTCGATCCGAAGAAGGAGTTGCTCGCCTCACTTGGCGACGTATCCGGGGTCGACGTCTTCAACAACGCGGTTCTGGTCGCGATCTATGTACGCCCCAGCCGGACCAAGTCGGGCATCTACCTGACGGACAGCTACACTTCCGAGGACCGCATTCAGGGCAAGGCGGGGCTCGTTGTGAAGCAGGGCCCGAGGGCCTTCGTCGACGACCGCGGGGAGTGGTTCGTCGATGCCAACATCAACGAAGGTGACTGGGTCATCTTCAGGCCCAGCGATGGCTGGGCGATCAACGTCAACGGCGTCGCCTGCAGATTGATCGACGACACGGCGATCAGGGGCAAGGTCGACCAGCCCGACCGGGTGTGGTGAGGACAGCATGAGCATCGAAAACGAAGAGATCGTCATCGAGGAAGAGACGCAGCCGAAGGAAGTCACGCTCGACGAAGGCGTCGACGACCTGAAGCAGCGGCTGGCCGCGGCCGAGGCGCGCGCCAAGGCCGCCGAGGAGGCGCGTCACAGCGCCGAGCTGGAGGCACACGAGGCACGTGGCACGGTGCAGGAGACCAACCTGCAGCTCGTGTCCAACGCCATCGACACGCTCCGCCAGAGCAACGAGATCGCCAAGGCCAACTACAAGGCGGCCATGTCGAACGGCGACTACGACGCCGCCGCCGGCTATCAGGAGGACATGTCGACCCACGCCGCCAAGCTCCTGCAGCTCGAACAGGGCAAGCAGGCGCTGGAGAACACACCGGCGCCCGTCATGCCGGTGTCGCGGCCTTCGGACCCCGTCGAGGCGTTTGCGGTGCAGCTTTCGCCGCGTTCGGCCGAGTGGGTGCGCAGGCACCCGCAGTTCGTCAACGACCCGCGCCTGAACCAGAAGATGATCGCGGCGCACAATCTGGCCGTGGCCGACGGCCACGCCGCCGACAGCGACGAGTACTTCGATGCTGTCGAAAGCGTGCTGGGGCTCCGCAAGGCCCCCGCGAACGACGAGGCGCTGTCGACTGCCTCAAGGCGCTCGACACCGCCGCCCGCTGCGCCGGTATCCCGCGAGACGCGGGGCGGCAACGTGGTCCGCCTCTCTGGCGAAGAGCGTGAGATGGCTGCGATGATGAAGATGACCCCCGAGGAGTACGCGAAGAACAAGGTCGCGCTCAAGAAGGAAGGACGGTTGAACTGATGGACACGCTGCCCCAGACCGCCGGCCGCCGCCGCCGCGCGCGCCGCCCCGAAGAGACGGAAGAGACGGTCCTCGACACGTCTCCGCGCCCCGACATGCGGCCCCCGCTGCGTGACGACGACCCTCGCGCCGCGGCCGCACGGCGCGAGGCCGAGATCCTCGGTCACCTCGGTGACATGAACGAGGGAACGGATGAGTTCTACTTCTCACCCGACATGGTTCCCGATGGATGGACCTACGAGTGGAAGCGCCGCACGATCATGGGGCAGGAGGATCCTGCCTATCAGGTCGCGCTCGCCCGCACCGGCTGGGAAGCAGTCCCCGCCCGGCGCCACCCGGAGATGATGCCCGTCAACTGGAAGGGCGACACCATCGAGCGCAAGGGTCAGGTTCTGATGCAGCGCCCGAAGGCGATCACGGATCGCATCGAGGAGATGGACCGGCACCGCGCGCGCAACCAGATCAGGGCGAAGGAGCAGCAGCTCAACGCGGCGCCGCCGGGCACGATGGAGGCTGAGTTCTCCGACGCGCGCACGCGCCCCGTCATCAAGAAGAGCTTCGAGGCGATCCCGATCCCGAAAGACGCATAGGGGTCCGTCTCTCAGTCTGAGGGGGCCTTCGGGCCCCCTTTTTCTTGACATCCTGTCAAGTTGAAGACCGCCGCCGTCTTGGCGCATTATATCCACTGCCTCCCCGGTGCGAGGCTTTGACTTTCACGGATCTTGCGACGTCTCGGGACGCCTGCGGACCTTCCTTCACAAAGGAGTTTCCGATATGGCGAACACGAATACGCCTTTCGGTTTCCGCCAATACTACGGCGGCTCGGGCGGTGCGCCGACTTTCGCGCAGTCGACCCGTCTGATTGCGTCCACCGACACCACCCCCGTCTACACCGGCGACCCGGTCATGCCGGTCATCTCGACCGCGAATGGCTACATCACGCAGGCCGCGGCCGGCACCACCACGCTCGCCGGCATCTTCGTCGGCTGCAAGTACACCTCGGTGTCGCAGAAGCGCACCGTGTGGAACAGCTACTGGCCCGGCAGCGATGCCTCGGGTGACGTCGAAGCCTACGTCATCGACGACCCGAACGCGCAGTTCGAGGTCATGGGCGCCAGCACGACCTTCAACATCACGGGCACGCTGACCACGGTCACCAGCTCGAAGGTCGGACAGTACGCCCAGTTCGCCATCGGCACGGGCAACTCCAGCACCGGCCAGTCCGGCGCCTACCTCGACACCGCCAACACCACGGTGACGTTCCCGTTCATCGTGCGCGGCCTGATCTCCGCTCCTCCGGGCGGCCCCGGTGCTGACCCGACCACGGCCTACAACAAGGTCATCGTCGGCTTCAACAACGAATGGCTGCGCTCGAACGGCGCCGGCCCCACCGGCATCAGCTAAGGAGTAATGACCAATGGCTGTTAATCTTTCCGCCATCAAGGACTTGCTCCTCCCCGGCCTGCGTGGCGTCGAGGGCAAGTACGAGATGATCCCGTCTCAGTACGACAAGATCTTCACCAAGCACGACTCGAAGATGGCTCTGGAGCGCACCGCTGAGATGCGGTACCTCGGGCTCGCCCAGCTGAAGACCGAAGGCGGCCAGACTGCCTTCGACAACGGCGCCGGCGAACGCTTCGTCTACAATCAGGAGCACACGGAAATCGCCCTCGGCTACGCGATCACTCGCAAGGCCATCGACGACAACCTGTACAAGACGCAGTTCCACCCGTCGAACCTCGGTCTGATCGAGAGCTTCCAGCAGACCAAGGAGATCTACGGCGCGAACATCCTGAACACGGCGACCACCTACAACGCCTCCATCGGCGGTGACGGCAAGGCGCTCTGCGCCACCGACCATCCCATCGACGGCGGCACGGTCGCCAACAAGCCGGCCATTCAGGTCGACCTGAACGAGGCGTCGCTGCTGAACTCGATGATCGCGGTTCGGACGAACTTCAAGGATCAGGCGGGCCTCAAGGTCTTCGCCCGCGCCCGGAAGCTCATCGTTCCGCCGCAGCTGGAGCCGGTCGCCATCCGACTGACCAAGACCGAGCTGCGCCCCGGCACGGCCGACAACGACGTCAACGCGATCCTGACCACCGCGGGCGGCCTGCCCGAGGGCTACATGGTCAACGACTTCCTGACGTCGGCCTACTCGTGGTTCCTGATGACCAACATCGACGGGCTCTCCTACATGGAGCGCATCAAGTTTGAGACGGACATGCAGGTGGACTTCGTCACCGACAACCTGCTGGTGAAGGGCTACGAACGGTATTCGTTCGGC